GCTGTTGTGTCGATCCGGCTGCTTGCTACTTCTTTGTATGTAGCTTTATGCTCGTCACTTAATAATGTGTCGATATTTTCAGCTATCATGTAGCTTTTGAGCTGCTCCTTAATCTCATCAATGCGATCATTAAGCTTTTCAAGCTCTATATTGTACTTTGCTAAGTCCTTCATCAGTTTTTTGTAATCCATGCTATCACCTCATCCCTCTAATAAGTCCATCAGGTATTCAATTACAGCCTCGGGATCGTTTGCTATGTCGTTTGTGATATCGTCTACTGTCTCATAATCTCTATCCCAGGGATCTACATAGTTGAAAATCCTTGTTGCTAACTTCTGCCTTAATACCGCTCTATCTGTATCGCTCATTATGTCCTCTTTCCTGCCCGTATAGCCGTTAGCTCAGCTCTGTATTGATTAAGCTACTAAGTAAGCGTGACCTGAAAGCTGTTCGTTAGGGTCTACTTCCTTGTCGTTTACGTCTGATACCATGCTGTCAAGGTATACAGGATCTTCAGCGTTTACTATAATCACCTCATGGACAGATGAGGGAAGGACAGCGAACCCTTCAGGAAACAAGGTCTTAAGCTGGTCAAGCATTGCAAGTATTGAATAAGCCCCGTAACATCCTTTCTCATTGCTTATAACGATCATCGGCGGCATATCGTCACATACAAGCGGATAGCCCATTTCAGCCATAATCTCAGACATTGACTGCATTTTAGCCTCTTTCCGGCTGTTTTCTTCAGCCTGGCTTATAACTTCCTCAGCCGTAACCTTCCATACCTTCAGCATTTCCTGTCTTACCTTGATAGAGCCGTTTTCGCATACTCCGTCGATATAAGGCACTATGATTAGATCATTGAAAACGCCGCCAGCTTGTTTGAATACCTCAGCACTTGTGGCCTTGTTTAACAGCCTCGCCCTTAACATAGGTCTTACCTTCTCAAAATCAGCGATCCATGAAATATCAAGCTCATCTTTTGCGTATGTTTGCGCTATGGTTGCGACCTTATCAGCGGCCTCGTATACTGTCAGCCCTCTATCGTACATTTCATCAATGTAGACCATAGGCCTTACATTAGATCCCGTGTTAACCTCTACGCCGATAACCTTCACGCCGTTATTCTTCTCTACTTCCTTAGCTACTCCGTTAACTTCCTTTGCTACTTCCTTTGCATACTCCATTTTTGACATAATTTTTTTACCTTCCTTTCATGTAATATATAGTGTTTTTAGGTTGTTTGGCGGCTCTTCAAGGCGGCCGCCTGGCCTTGTTACCGTTAGATCAGGTGAAGCCCTTTTGAAAGCTTGTTACTGTTATTAACAGGGCATACCATGATAAATGTTGTCTCGTTTTCCATGTATACAGGGCTTTTTTCTGTATTCCACATAACCGTATTAGATCCCGTTACTTCCATTGCCTGAAGTAAAAAGCTTGCATTTATCATCAGGCCGCCTTCCTCAAATACATAGGCTACTGTCGCCTTGCGCTTGCCAGCTTTAAGCTGGGATATAGCCGCCTTCAATTCCTTAGTGGTAAAATCCAGCTTGTAAACCTTCTCAGCCGCTTCCTTAGTGGCTTTTTTCATGCTTTCCATACGGTCAACATCAGCCCTTTCGATAGTTTCGGCTTCCTCTATCGTTTCGGTTGTAATCATCAGCGTATAGCCGTTACAACTGTATACAGTACCCTCAAATACTCCATTCCACTTTGTAAGGTGAGATCCCGACTTTTTGAGGCTTTCAAAGGCCTTTTGTGTAGCTGTCCTCTTGGCCTTTTTGGGCTTATCCTGTATAACTACGCCTAAACTGTTTACAGGCTCTTTTGTGGCTTCCTCAGCCGCTTCCTCTGTTTTCACTTCCTCAGCCGCTTCCGGCTCATCGGTTACGGCTTCAGAGCTTTCGATATAGTCAAGTGAAAAGTGGCTTACCTCGTAATCCTTTAAAGGGCGATCATATACCAAAATGTCGTAATACTTGCCTGTCGTATCGTCTAACCTTTCAATAAATCCATTCATCGGTTGACAGCCTATTGAAAAGCCTCTTACCCTCATACCATAGCGGTATGTTGTAGCCGTTTCCGTTACTTCCTCAGCCGTTACGGTATCGGCCTTTACTTCCTCAGGCCTTTCAAGCTCGTGTTTTTCCTCACGTTTTGCGACCTGTAAAGCTATTTTCCTTCGCTCGTTAGTGTCCTTTGCATACCAACAGCGCTTGCCGTTATGCCACCTGAAGCCGTTAACCTTCAGGATCGCCCTGGTCTTACCATAAGGGAAGCCCTCAAAATAGATCTCAATACCTTTGTACTCTTCGTTTGTGTTTACAGTTGTCTTCATGTTTTTGTACCTTCCTTTCATTGTGTTTTTGGTTTTTGGTTGTTTTTTTTGATCCGCTCTGTATTTTAAGGGCTTGCGACCTTCACAAGTCAATGTGGCTACATTAGATCGGCGGCTGTCGCCGCCTTTCGATATTTAGTTAAGCGTTACGCTATATATATGCGCTGGCGTATCCTTCACTATGGTAGTTATGCCGTCAACCGTATAACTGTATATAGTGCTGAAAAAATTGGAGTTGCGGCTTATAACCCTTAGGTCGTCGTTATATCCGGCAGTATTCTTAGCCCTGAACCATATGTCGTTATAAGCTCTAACTTTGCGGCCTGAAGGCCTTCCGTATGCCTGTTCGATAGTACCGTAACCCTTTCGCTCGTGATCCTTTGTTATAGCCTGTCCTAACTTTGTTGTAGTCTTGATGTTTTCCATTGTGTTTACCTTCCTTTCGTGTTTTGGTGTTTTGGTTGTGGGCTTGTATCGCCCTTGCAAGTATAGTTATACACCTATACAGAAAATCTGTCAACACTTTTTTTAAAAAAATTTTAACAGCCCTCAAACATTTGATTTTACGGGCTTTTTGTGGTATCATGTAATCATGAGTAGGAAAAAAGTTTCGGAAAAATCCATTGAACAGGGTAAAAAAAACCTCATACCATTAAATAAAAGAAGCCCTGAAGAAAAACGGGCTATAATAGAGAAGGCTTCCGCCGCCCGTACTTTAGCCGCCCAAAAAAGAAAAACTATTAAAGAAGTGGCTGAGGCGATCTTAAAAATAGAGGGTAAGGATCTCACAAGTTGTATAGACAATGAAGCATTAAAAGAGAAGGCCGCCAAACTTGACTTGTCTATTTACGATGTTATGTATATAAAGATGATAGACCAAAGTCTAAAGGGATCTGTTAAAGCATTTGAAACCGTAAGGGATAGCGCTGGAGACAAGCCGATCACCAAAACAGAAACTGATATAAACATAATCAATGAAAGTGATCACACCTTATTAAACAGAATAGCTAATAGATTAGGCATCGAAACATCGGAAGTTATAGACGGAAGCTACACGGAATTATAAAAGACGGATAAAAGGATATAACAGGATATTACACGGGTTCAAAATACGGCTCGTGTTTTTTCATATATGGAAGCATCGCCAGGTCGGCAGCCTGATAATGAGGAAATACAAAAGGCATTCCAAACACAAATACAAAAGGCAAAATCAAAATCAAATACAAAAGGCATACAAGACAGCACAAAAGGGAAAACAAGTTTTGCAATGTCCGACAAGAAATACAATGTCGATCCCAGGTATAGTATACTAACTTACACTACTATGTATAACTATTCGTTAAATACGTCTTTGACGAACAGTTTCGAAAACCCGAAAACGTGTCAACCATGCTGTATTGAGGGCTATTCATACCCTGTATTTTTTATTGGTAGTTGACATAAGATCCTTATGAGACCTACTACTGTACTGGATCATACCAGGTATACCCCCTACCCCCAAAAGACCGGGGTGTGTTTTTGTGCGAAAGGGGGTGTCCGCTCCAAAATTTTATAATTTTTTTCAAGGGTGTCCAAAACAGAGAAAGCATATCCTGACAGCGTATAAAGCTTATATAGGCGCATATAGAATAGGAAGACGTAGATCAGCGCAAAAAAAGACACCGTGTACCTGTACGATGTCTTTTCCGAAAGGTATTTGCCATGAACATTTCTGCTCAACAACGGATGATATCTACAGACATTTTCTTTTTCACGGAAAATAGAGGAGTAAGCCTGTATAGCTATCCGTTCTGAGCATCTTAAGTATAACATATCTGAGTAGAAAGTCAAGTCAGGGTTACATAATATTATCTGAGGGAAAATAGGACGTAGCACGCATGGCTGACATATCTAAAGACAATTCTTATTAAAAATTCCGTTGTGCAACTTGCATAAAGAGGTGAAATATATTCTCGGGGAAATACGAGACCGTTTTGTGCAACTTATACAAAGAGACCCCGACGGGGAAAATCGGGATCTCAGATCGAGGGGAGTCCAATGAAAAAATTGGCTAAGATCATTGTATCACAGGCATAATTAGGTGTAAACCACAAAAAATATTGAAAATAGGGGAGAAAATGTCTAAAAAGGCTACATAATAATTTGACATAATTCAAATTTATGTTAACTTTAAAGTGTGGCTACTATAAGTGAACTCAGGGAAAACGAAATAAATTACTGCTATGAGAACCCCGAATACTTTATAGACAACTACGGTCATATAGAGGACAAGGACGCAGAGGAATTGGTACAGCCGTTTAAGATGTGGCCTGCACAGAGGGAAGCTCTTAAATCCATCTTGGAGAACAAGCTGAACATCATTTTAAAGGCAAGGCAGTTAGGGATCACATGGCTCGTTCTGCACATAGCTCTTCATCAGATGCTAAAGCCTGGCTCAACGGTGGTGGCATTGTCAAGGACAGAGGACGAAGCGAAGGAATTAGTCCGACGTTTGGTGATGATGCTCAGGTACTGTAAAGGGTTGTTCAATGAGAAAGGCCATGAGGAACAGGGCTGGAAGGACGCAGTTTTTGAGAACACGGCTTTGGAATGCACGATCCATTATCCTAATAAACCCGATTCCATCTTCAAAGGTTTTCCGTCGTCGGCAAATGCCGGACGTTCGTTCACAGCCAACTTAATCATATTTGACGAAATGGCATTCCAGCAGTTCGCTGAAGAGATTTACACCGCAGGATTTCCGACGATCAACCGACCTAATGGCGGTAGAGTCATCTGCTTGTCAACCATAGAGCGTGGATCGTTCTTTGAAACCCTTTTCACAGACCCTGACAACAAGTTCAATAAAATCTTCATACCGTGGAACGCAGACCCTAAGAGGACTCCTGAATGGTATGAGGAAACAAAACTTGCAATGGGCGACAAGATGACACAGGAATATCCTGCAACCGTTGAAGAAGCCTTGGAAGTACCAGGCGGAGCGTTCTTTCCTGAAGTCAGACGTGAATCTCACATCGACACACAGGAAATGACAGGCCTTATGCGGAATTACTGCTGTTTGGACTACGGTTTGGATATGCTTTCTGCTCATTGGGTTCATGTGAACCAAAGAGGTGAAGCACAGGTCTACAGAGAATATGACGCACCGAATCTAACGATAGGCGAAGCAGCTGCGATCATTCTTGATCTGAGTGAGGGCGAACACGTCACAATGTACTTGGCACCGCCCGATTTGTGGAATCGAGAGCAACTTAGCGGAAAATCAAGGGCGATCATCTTTTCCGAATGCGGTCTGAACCTGACAAAGACCTCAAACGACTTTGAAGCCGGATGTGCTTCCATGAAACAATGGCTCTTGCCAAAGGGAAAGAAAGCCAAACTGACGTTTTTGGACGGACAGGCCCCGAATCTGTACAGGAATCTTCAGAAGATACAGAAAGACAAAAGAAAGCCTAATGTCTACGCCAAAAAACCGCATGAGCTGACCCACGATCCCGACAGTTTACGATGCTTCTGCATTTACTACATAAAGAACCCCTACATCGACAGAAAAAAGGCCATGAAAAGCCTTCATCCGTCGTTTTTGGAAGATATGGATCACGCCAACAGAGAAGAAAAGGACTACATTTTGAGGAAATATGCTCACTTGGAAGAAGATACAGAGGAAAATCATGCCGACTGAACAGGACAAGAAACTTGATAAGTGGAGAGACAAACTTGAAAGCGCACGGATAGCCTACTCCTCGGTGCTTGATGACATCAACCGTCACGAAAAGCTGTATGAAGGCACTCGTACAGTCTATACGAAAGACGTTGAAGCACCGAAAGAGGCTGTCAACGTGCGAAATATCGTCTATGAACTGATAGAATCACAGGTTGACCCCTCTGTGCCCGTTCCGAAAGTGACCGCTTTGCATAAAGAAGATGAGGAATTGGCTCAGAAGATAGAGCAGATCCTTATTGACAAGATGAAAAAGCAGAAATTCCATGTCATGAATGACAAAATCGAGAGGATCGTACCCGTTCAGGGCGGTGATTTCATGCTTGTAGAGTGGGATAACACCGTCGGAACGCATTCATCCATAGGTGATGTCATCGTTTCAGAAAGACATCCACGTCAGGTCATTCCTCAGCCAGGTGTGACAGAGATCAAGAAGATGGATTACATCTTCGTTCTAACCCCTCAGACAAAGGAATTTGTGAAAAAGAAGTACGGAGTAGACGTATCTTCTGCATCTGAAGACTATAGAGAACTCAGAGGTGAATCCGCTTCCACAGTAGAGGACATCATCACTATAAACACCGTTTATTACAGGAACAAAGGTAAAATCGGACGTTATGTGTGGTGTGATGACTACGTTTTGGAAGACCTTGACGACTATCAGGCAAGAATGACCCGTAAATGTAAGAAGTGTGGCGAGGTAGTGGACGATGACACCAAAGAATGTCCTGTCTGTGGCTCGAAATCCTTTGAAAAGACCGAAGATGAAACTCAGACCATAGAAATACCCAAACTTGAAATAGAAATGGTTTTAGACCCCTTAACGGGGCAGTTCGTGGAACAGCAGAAGATGGGTACAGAGGAAATAGAAATTGAGTGCTACAAGCCTAATGAGTTTCCTATTATCCTCAGACGAAACATCACAAGAGAAAATTCCTTCCTTGGCTATTCCGACGTAGAGATCATCAAAGACCAACAGGAAATGATAAAGAAGCTCGGCTCTAAAGCGGCTGAGAAAACCTTAAAAGGCGGTTCCATTGTCACCCTTCCCGATTCTGTGAAGATAGAGACCACAGACAAGGAGCTAAAGATCGTCAGGATAGATAATCCGGCAGACAAGGCTTTAATCGACGTGATAAATGTACAGGCTAATATCCAACAGGATATACAGCTTATGTCTCTTGAATACGACTATGCAAAGTCCGTTTTGGGAATTTCAGATGCTTACCAGGGCAAATACGACAGTTCGGCTTTATCAGGTACAGCAAAGCAGTATTCCATAAATCAGGTTGCAGGTCGTTTGGAATCAAAGAGAGTTTTGAAGAACGACTCCTATGCTTCTCTTTATGAATTGATGTTCAAGTTTTGGCTTGCCTATGCCGATGATGCGACACCCATCACAAGGGAAGGCAAGGACGGTGAGCAGATTTACGAGATCATGGAAAAGTCAGATTTCCTTAAACAGGACGCCAATGGTGAATGGTATTGGAATGATGAGTTTATCTTTGAGACCGATCCCACGTCAACGCTTATGGCAAACAGAGAAGCCATGTGGAATCAGGCAGACATCATGCTTCAGAGTGGAGCTTTTGGCGTGTTAGGCGACATAAACACAATGCTCCTGTATTGGAAGTTCAAGGAAAAGAACAATTATCCGAATGCCGGAGAAGTCTTAAGACAGCTTGAACTTAGAAAACAGGAAGAACAGATGCAACAGGCTCAGATGGCACAGCAATTACCGCCACAGGAAGCACCTTTGGAAGGTCAGTTGCCCGTACCTGAGACCCCGAGTTTACAAGGAGTGATGTAAAATGGTTCCTCATCTTATGAACAGAAACGCCGCTTTTTTCGGCATAGGACAGTTCGGACAGGGAAACATCGACCTGTTCAACCGCCCTCAGTATATGAATCCTGACGGAAGCGTAAGCACGGTGCGGAGCATGAGCTTTAATGACGGCACAGGTGAAATCCTTGTACCGACTATAGCTTATCAGAACGGCAAGCCAGCATTGCTGACAGACCAACAGGCAATAGACAGATACTACAGAACAGGCGAGTATTTAGGGAAATTCAATACGGTGCCTGAAGCAAACGACTACGCAGAGAGACTACACAGACAGCAAGACGTGATTTACGGAAGGAAATAAGCATGAAATGCCCCTTATGTAATCTTGAAATGAGAATAACAGGCTCACACTTTGAGACAGAGAACGATGACACACCCAATGAAGAGACAAAGCTTTACAGGGTGATAGAACTGTCCTGTGTGAACGAAAAATGCGCCAACAACGGCAAAGTGGTTGAGACGCTTAGGAATGAATTAGACCTTAACGGCTAATTATAAATCGCACGCAATAGCGTAAAAATGCACCGACTATCCGCTGAGAGGGTAGCCGCTAACGGACAAGAGTTAGTCCGTGGAAAGGAATATATGAAAAAATCTTTATTCGACCTTGACCTTCAGATGTTTGCTGAAGACGAGGTAAGCGTAGAAACGGAAGAGACCGCTGATCTTCCCGATGAAGAGGACGAAGCCGAGGACACCGAGGAAGAATCCGAAGAGGTGGAAGACACAGAGGAAGAACCCGAGGAACCCGAAGACTTCAAAAACGAAGAGAACGCACACTATGCGTCGATTCGTAGAAAGGCAGAAGCTGATGCGAAAGCAAAAGCCGATGCAAGGATAGCCGCTATCTGTAAGGGTGTTGTACATCCACGGACAGGAAAGCCTATCACAACCCTTGAAGAGTACGAAGATGCTTTGTACGTTCAGGACAGAATGGCAAGCGAAAAGGCTATGAGAGACAAGGGCCTTGACCCGAGAATCATAGACCAGGCTATCCAAAACAACCCTACAGTCAGACAGGCAGAAGCTGTCATAGAACAGCAGAGGTTATATCAGGCACAGGCACAGCTTGAAGCCGATATCGCAGAGATAAGCAAGCTTGACCCTTCTATAAAGACATTTAACGACCTTAACAACCTTGAAAGCATAGGCGAGATCGTAGGAAGGGTAAACGCAGGAATGAGCCTGTTAGACGCCTTCAAGACAGTAGAGTTTAATAATCTCCTTGCAAAAGGGAAGGCTGGAGCTAAACAGTCGGCTATAAATCAGACAAGAGGCAAGGCACATTTACAGGGTGCCGATAGTCTCGCTGAAGACTCTGATGAGGTGGAGATCCCGAAAGCCGAATACTTAAGCCTAAAAGAGGTCTTCCCCAACAAGACACGCAAGGAACTGACGAAGCTTTATAACCAAACAATGAGAAAACTCGGAGGAAAAAAGAATGATTAGTTTCTACAAGGGCAAGACACCCGAAGAAAAAGACATGATCGCTAAATCAGGAATCACGATCCCTACAGGCGCTGCTTTAAAGTTCGACGCAAACGGAGAACTTGAACTTGCAACAGGCTCAAACAAGCCTGAGTTTATTTCAGTAAGCAAGCCGATAACCACAACTTCATCCATGAAGGGTGTAGCAGTAGCAGTGATCGACAAGTCCGGCACACAGGAATGGATAGCTGATGCTTCTGTTTCGATCAGCAACCTTAAGCTTGGTTCAAAGGTACAGCTTGCATCTTCCGCAGATGCTATCACCGCAACCACATCAAGCGGCATCGTTGAAGCCATAGAGATAATCAACTCTAAGAAGGCTGTAGTTAAATTCGACTAATTTAAGATCACGGACTATCCGACAGAGGATGGCCCCTAACCTACAAAAGTTATAGGAGGAACAGAAATGGCTATTACATTTTCAAACCACGGTGGTTTAAATGATGAAAACTGGAAGATTATAGATACTACTCTTTCAGCGGTTATGCAGGACACCGACACAGAGAAGAACAAGGATGATGACCTTGTAAAGTCTCTTTTCTCTGTAAAGTCCTCAAAGAAATTCGGTGAGAAGAAAGGCTCCATGACTGAGTTCGGAAACTTCTCTATCGTAGACGAAGGCGACAACGCAGTTCAGGACGATCTTCAGATGGGCTTCTCAAAGCTGATCGAGCATGAGCAGATGCTTAAAGGCTTCACCTGCACACGTCAGGCTAAGGATGACGGTGAGGTTGACATCATGAAGGCCGCAGCTGCTAACTTTGTTCGTGCTTACAAGAGAACCAGGGCACAGTTCGCATCTGATGCACTCTGCACAGAGGGCGAGACATTCGTATTCGGTGGCAAGACACTTGATAAGACCACAGGCGACGGCAAGGGTCTCTTCGCTACAGACCATCCGTACAAGAAGGCTGGCCTTTCAGGAACACAGTCAAACGTGTTCACAAACGAGTTCGGTTCAAATACCACAATGCTCGCAAGGCTTGCTAACATCGGACGTAACTTTAAGAATCAGTCAGGAAACGTACAGGGATATACCTTTGACACGATCATCATTCCTGGCAACGTTCCCGATCTTGAAGATGTTATCAAGAGAGTTATCCGTTCAGACGGATATATCGGAAATGACTGGAACGACATCAACACACAGAAGGGTCTGTGGAAGCTTATCGTAAACCACAGATGGATCGTTCCTAACGGACACAAGCCTTACATTCTGATGTCTTCAGAGGCACAGAGAGACAAAGAGGCTTCTGTATTCTACGACAGAATCCCGCTTGACGTTGCAAACGAAGTAAACATCAAGAACAGAAACCTTGAATGGTCAGGCTACACAAGAATGAGCGCTGGCTTCTATACATGGGATCACGTTCTCATGGGCGGTGCTTTAGTAGGTACGACATTGACGTAATCCGTTTTGTCATAGTTTTACTTCCTTTCACTAAGCCCCTCTTGCGCCAACAAGGGGGGCTACATGAAAGGGGAAAGAGGGAGCATGAAGATAGGAGAAATCATTACGGACGGAAACCGTAAGTTAGAAGTGATAGGCTTTGCATCGGGATATCCCGTATCAAAGTTTATCGGCTTTGTAACAGATGAACCAAAACAGATGGAGATTTTTACAGAGCCTGAAGTAAAAGAAGAACCGAAAAAAGAAGAAATTACACAGGCTGATGTAAATTACGAGGAAATGCAGTATTCCCAATTAAAGCAGATGTGCGCTCAGAAAGGGATCTCGGCAAAAGGCTCAAAACAGGATTTGATTAACAGACTGAGAGGTTGAACATGGCTACATGGTATGACATAAAATTAGCGACATTACAGAAGATGTTTTCAGCAGGTACAACCATCGTCAATGACGAGAGTACCGCTGATTATTTAGCCGCTATGCCATATACCGCTAATGAAGGCCTTCAGATGCTTGCCACGGCTGGCAAGTTCCTCACAAAGTCAATTACGATCATCCACAGCGTAGTAAAGAACATCTTAAGCGATGAGACCGCTTCAAAGATAGTTCAGATATCAAACGGAACATACGAGTATGTCGGTGATGCGGCAAAGTCTTACTACTTTGAGGTGACGGGCAAAGGCACAGTCACAATAAAGGTCGGAGACAGCGAAACCGTTCTGCTCATAGACTCAAAGAGTGATTTTACAGAATACAGAGGATTACTTACAAACACAGACGATGAACAGGTGAGTATCACGTTTGCGTCTGATTATCCTATGTCTATTCGTAATGTCGCTCTTTATTTAGATACTTTTGAGACCGCTGAAGAAGTTCCGGCATACCGCAAGAGATACTACTACAACCTGAAAGAGCTGACGGATGACTTTTATCAGATCGACCCGAAAGGCATTTACTACGAGGGCGATTATGATTCATACCTTCAGACATCGGAATTTTGGCAAGAGGGCACATCGACACTCATACTGCCGAGAGATCATGAAGGCTCTTACACGATTTATTACAGGGCATATCCGACTGAAATAAACACGACTACCGAGGAAACCTACGAATTACCGCTTGACCCTGAAGTATTGGCTATTCTGCCGCTATACATGGCATCACAGCTATACAAGGACGATGACAACGGTATAGCCACTTCTTACAGGAATGAATTTGAGGTAGCCTTTGACAGACTGAGAAATTCTGCTAACCGATACGCAAAAGAAGAGTTCGTATCAGAAAGTGGGTGGATTTAATGGCTGTATCTTTTAAAGTACCTGCATCACCAGCAAAATCCATATTCACTATTGATGAATTTTTGGGAGTAGACCTTACCAACTCTCCTGCAAACATTCAGGACAATAGATCCCCTAACGCCCCTAACATGACCCGTTTAGTACCAGGCAAAGTCCGTAAAAGAATGGGTTATGAGAAAGAGGTTCTTTTTGGTACAAAGACCAATGTGAATTGGGCCTTGGGTACATCCTGTGATGAAGACACTTTTGAGCTTGAAGCTAATGAATGGACGACACTCTACAACTTAGATACGCCCTCAGTAACAGGCACGGTGACAAGATACATAGAGTTTGATTACAAATCGGACTATCCGCTGTATTTAAGCTATGATTCCGTAGAGCCTGACTTACCAGCTTCACCCTTTGGATTTACTCATGCAAGCCTGTCTTATACAGATACATATTCATCATCAACAAGATTTGCAAGACAGCGTGTAAAATCCGACGAAGAGCAGACGGTCTACATAAAGAACTTTGCATTTCTTCTTGATAAAAATGATTCATATAAATGGTCTCCGAGACCTAAAAACTTTGTCGAAACCGCATCAAACGCTGAGGTTTTTGGCTTTCATAAATTCATAACAGGAAACGACGATGCAAATATCTCAGAGAATGTAAACAGGGCGTTAGGCACAGGAACGGCCTTATCGCTGTCTTTAACGGACGTTCAGACAGAAACGAACCTGTATTATCTTGCTGAGACCGTAAAAGACGGCAGAGAAGTGATCCTGAAGTTTAATTATTCCTACACGATCACGACGGCTACTTCGCTTCCGAAGATATACATAGGCGACAAGCTCTTAGTAGACTTTGCAGACATCGGAACAGAAACAGGGCACACATACAGCGGAACATTTACAAGCTCACCTGTAAAAGTCACTTATGCAGACGGGTACAATTATCAGAAACTTACGATGGATTCACAGGCAGAAATGAGCCTGAGTATATCAAATCTGAGCTTCCTGTATGCAAAGAGCGAGGGTTATACCTGGTCAGCTGCACCCGAGGATAACGGCGCTGACAACTACCCTGACTTCTATGTTTACGATGGCACCAACTATTCAGAAACGAAATATTTCAGCGAAACCAAACTTGCAATAGGTGCTTCGACTGTAACTGTTGAAATCCCTATACAGTCCACACAGGTAGACAAAGCAAAAGGAAACAGCCGTTTATCCTTTGAAATGTATATCACTTGCGGAACGAACGTAATGACAAGTTCACAGGTGACATTCTATTACTACAACGCAAAGACAGGAACGGAGCAGTCCTACGCAAGCTCTGATTATTATTCTACAGATGTTTCTGTAAAGTACAGAAGTTCTTTGCTGTTATCTCCGGCATTCTGTTTGGGATCACCGTCGGGAAGTAATTGGTCAGAGGACAGCTATTTTACAAAGATAGTTGTAAGTGCGACGGTAAGCGAATCCGAAACGGTATTTGTAAAAGCAAAGAATGTACTTCTTGAACAGGCAGAGCAGAAAGAAAACCTTTTAACCACGAAATATCTGAACCTTTACCATGTAGGCGATAAGGTTTTTTCATACAGAAGCGTAAATCAGGAATATGAGCAGATAGCCACAGGCATGAACCGAAACAGGTCTATGTCATGGCAGTTCGGGTCAAAGCTGTTCATCATCGACGGTGCAAATTCTTATCTCTACAACGAGATCGAAAACACCCTTGAAACAGTCGGTGAAGACACGGCCTATATCCCTTTGGTGACAATATCTAAACTGCCCTCAGGTGGTGGAACATCATATGAACCTCTGAACCTTATGCAGTCAGGATTCTATGAGCAGTTCACCGTAGACTCAGCTCATGCCACAGACAAAGAGTTTTATCTGTCTTTCTCAGACCTTGATTCAACTACAGTAAAGGCGTGGCTGTTAGATGAAGACGCTAATTGGATAGAACAGTTTGAGAATGTGGATTTTCAAGTATCAAGAGCCGAAGGGTGGGTGCATTTCATCAGCGCCCCTGGCGAAACGGTACCGCTGACAGGCGAAGATAACGTCAAGATATTAGCCTATCGTACCGTGGCTGGCTATGCAGACCGAATAAAGAAATGCCGTTTTGGAACCCTGTTTGGAGTAAACGGAGCATCAGACAGACTCTTCTTAAGCGGTAATCCTGATTATCCCAACTATGACTGGTATTCAGAACAGTACGATCCTACTTATTTCCCCGATACGGGTTACGCCGCTTTGGGAGTAGAGATATCAGCTATCGTCGGATATTCCCTTGTAAACAACTATCTTGCTACGCACAAAGACGACAAAGAGCCTTCGCAGTCGGTATTTATCCGTGAGGGTGACTTGATAAAGAGAAGCATCACTACAAGTGTAGGAACGTCGGTAGAGATAAGCGAACCGGCATTCAAACTGATAAACACCTTACAGGGAGCATCGGCACTTACACCGTTTACATTCGGATATCTTCAGACTGAGCCTTTGTTCTTAACAAAGAGTGGGATCTTCGCTTTGACCACACAGGATATCACAGGTGACAAATACGGTCAGGACAGAAGCTTCTATCTGAACGGTTCATTGATGGAAGAACGCAACCTTGATACTGCGTATTCTTGCGTATTTGACAATATGTACTATTTAGCGGTAAATACTAAGGTTTATCTTTTAGACGCTCTACAGGCCACAAGAACAGACCGTAGCGACCCCTATTCCACAAGGCAGTATGTAGGCTTTGTATGGAACAACATTCCGGCAACAATAATCTACACCGATGATGACTACTTATGGTTCGGAACGGCAGACGGTAAGATATGCAGATTCTATAAAGACGTAGACGCCCTTGAAAGCTACAACGATGACGGCTATCCCATAGACGCATGGTGGGAGACACCCGATCTTGACGGAAGGCTGTTCTACAAAAACAAGACATTCAGATACTACGCTGCACGGCTGATGTCAGCATTAGCAACCAGCGTGAAGATGTGGGCGATGAAGTCAGGCGCATGGACGCTAATAAAGACGGATAACTCCACAGGAAGATACTTTGATTTTGGCAACGTAAACTTTGAGAAATTTAGTTTTTCAACAGACCAAACGGAAAAGGTAGTCCATACCAAGATAAAGGTTAAGAAGGTCGATAAAGCAAGATTCAAGCTTGAAAACGACGTATTAAATGAGCCTTTCGGATTATTCAATATCGCTTTGGAGTATGTGGAAAACGGAAATTACAAGGGGTGATGTAAATGAGCTTACCAAAAATAACTGACACAGAAAAAGGACAATACGGTGTAACACTTCTGCCTAATGTGCCTACGATCACGGCTAACGCCCTGAAACAGAAGTTTGAGGAAAAATCCGATGATTTGATTATCCCCAAATACAATGAGCTGATAGACGACCTTGTGGCGCCTACAGGGGCATCTGAGTTAGGGGCAAAAGTCGGACTGACAGAGACCACGGTACAGGGTGCTATTGACTCATTGGGTACAGGCAAACAGGACACATTGACGTTTGATGACGTACCGACGGACGGAAGCGTGAACCCTGTCAAGTCAAACGGCATATATGACGCACTCGCAGAGAAACAGGACTCCGCAACCGCTGTAACACATACTCAGTCAACGGGTGTTGGTTCTGCCACAAAAGGAACGTATGTAGACTCTGATGGTTCAGTCAAAGCTATGACCTATGAAGTCAATAAGACAGTTCCCTCAGATGCAAAGTTCTCCGATACCACTTATGAAAACAAGTCGGCCGCTTCGGGTGGTACAGATGTTTCTTTGGTAACGACAGGTGAGAAATATACATGGAACCACAAAGCCGATACCTCGGACATACCTACGACCCTGGCTGAACTCGGTGATGATTCTACGCACAGGACAGTCACGGACGCAGAAAAGACCGCATGGAATGCCGGAGGCTCGCCCGACGCTTTCAAGAAAGTAAAAGTCGGAGCAACAACGATCACGGCTAATGGCTTAGATGAAATAGAGTTTGAAGCTTCCACAGGCATGACGATCACGGCAGATGCTTCTAACAAAAAGGTTTCCTTCTCATCGACAGGCGGTGGCGGTGGCGGTGGAGATATGCTGAAATCCGTATACGACACCAACAATGACGGAGTAGTAAACAAAGCAGATGAAGCCACAACACTTACAAGCCTGACGGCATCAGTAGCTGAACTGAATATCCTTGACGGTGTAACGGCATCTACAACAGAGCTTAACTATGTGGACGGTGTGACAGGTGCGATACAGACACAGCTAAACGGCAAAGCGGCTTCTTCGCATACTCACACAGTATCGGATATAACAGACTTCCCGACGATCCCGACTGACCTTGATGATTTAACAGACGTAACGATAACATCACCGACAACCAATGATGTATTGAAATACAACGGCACGGGTTGGGAAAACGGCGCAGCTCCAGCGGG